GAAATAATTGCTGCTCTTGATGCACCTTTACATATAAATGACGTATTTCTTAATTCATCTCCTGGATCAGATCCAGCTGTAAAATTAGAAGAAGGTGCAGTAGATACTGTTAGACCTTGTGCTCTTGCTTGTGTATCTCCAGAATTATTATTTACCCAAGAATTACCTTGAACGTGAAGTTTTACTTCTGGATTATTGGTTCCTATGCCGACATTACCACCACCCATTCCTATGATGGTATTACCACCATTAGGTTGTAGTGATAAAGTTCTATATGCAACAGATTGTTCTACCGAACTAATAGACCAAACAGGAACTGAATCAGTAGATGCACTTCGTTGAAATACTAATTGAAATGCATTTGCTGCATCGTTAGAACTGAATGCTACAGGATTTCCATCTGCAGAAGTTTTTGCTGCAGATCCATTAACTTGTAATCTATGTGATGGATTATTGGTTCCTATGCCGACATTAGCTGCCATAGTAGCAGTTATAATATTGTCAACGCCAAAGCCGCCTATTGTAATATAATTACTATTTGATCCAGCTCCTTGATATCTAAATCCAAAATATCCAGAATTTTTAGCTGATAGCGCATTGCCTATGATGTTAATAATGTGAGCGTTTGCTTCGTTAGGAGCTAATCCAGATGTCAACCAATGGTAACCCCCGCTATTTAAATTAGAAGTTGACGTTACTTTAGTAACTTCTGTTCCATTAGATCCAGCACCAGATACAACAAATTTACGATCAGGATTTGTGGTTCCTATGCCGACATTACCACTTGAATTTATACGAACTCTTTCTGTATTTCCTGTAAAGAATATTATATCTGTATTTTCATAGTTTCTAATTTCAATATTATTTGAACCATCATATCCTAGAACAAAACCATCAGCAGCAGTTGCTCCAGTAGAAGTATTTGTAATCTTAATGGATCCACCAGTTGAACCAGTGTCAGATATTGCTATTTGATTTCCGCCAGTACCACTAACGTGAAGTTTTGCTGATGGATTTGTGATTCCTATGCCGACATTACCACCAAAATATGCTTTCTTTGTAGAAGTGCTTTGGCTATTTCCAGCATTAATAAAGAAATCTAGAATATTATTTTCATCTTCACAATAAATTGGATAAACATCATCGCCTGCATCATTACTATAATCTGTAATGTGCATTAATACTGAATTTCCAGTATTATATGATTGATTATATTCTCCTCCTATTACGAAAGTTTTATTATATGCAGATACTGCACTTCCTACTGTTCCCCCACTATACCCTCTTAAATTTAAGATTCCTGTTGGATTTGTGGTTCCTATGCCGACATTAGTACCTTCAATACTCAACCCACTATTAGTTCCACCATTATAATTGTATCTTAATCTAACATTAGTGCTTCCGAAATCAATGCCCGCAGTATCTAAATTTGCAAGTGTACTTACACCGTCTGCAATAACTATATTTTTATCATCTATACTTAACGTTGTTGAATTAATAGTTGTTGTAGAACCATTAACTGTTAGGTTGCCCGCAACTGTTAAATTGCCTGAAGTATCCCAAGATGGGCCGCCTGTAGATAATTTTATAGGAGTTACTGTGAGATCTGCAGGAGTTCCAACATCAACAATATTGCCATATGATATAATAAAACAACTTGTATTGACTAGAGGTGCAACTGCAAAAATAATAGTATTATAGTTTATTCTAAACCCAGTATTTCCTGTTGAGTCTGGTTTTTGTATGACACCACCGAGAGATACTAGAAGATGCCCACTAGAAACTGGATAAAAATTCGATGTTACTCCACCAGTTGTTCTAGTCAAATTAAATGTAGTTAAAGATCCATTAAACTGAGACTCTATTGAGTTCAGAATAATGACTTCTCCAGGAGTAGGGCTGCGACCAATATATGACATGAGTTTTTAACTATAATAAGTATTTTTAAAATATTTATTTTATTTGTACCATCTGAATAGATCCAGCACTCCTCCTAACAGGACCTCGACTCCAGAAATAAAATTAATTTTTGTATCAAATCGTAAATCATCAGTTAGTAACGATACAGTCCCAGTATTAGTGGTTCCTGTTGGTATTGCAATTGGTTCTTTTATAGTTTTTATTAATTGAGCTTTAGTTTGAATCATGTTTAATCACATCAAGTTTGCTCTAATACACTCACAATAGCATCTATGCTTGATGCAATATCTGAGGATATTTGGATTTTATCTCCAGTTTGCAAAATAATTTTATTACCTGCATTAAATTCAAATGCAGATCCGTTTGGGATTGGAATATTGCGAATTAAATATACATCATCATTTGCTCCAGATTTATTAATGATGACGTTACCATTAACCTGGTCTCCAGTTATATTGGCAAGATTGCAACCAATGACTACCGCAGTTGTTGAAGCGGGGACTGTGTATACATCAGTTGTTGATGTGCCAATTGAAGTTTTTGTATAACTTTTAAATACATTTGCCATTATTTCAACCCAACGCAATTGCTAACGCGAGTGCATCGTCTAAAGATCTCTGTTGCAAATCTATGATAGTGTCTCCTACTGCTCCTGTTCCTTGTCTTAGGTAAAGTTTCCCGTCAGCAGTATTGATTGCTAACTCTCTAAGAGCAAGATTTGAAGTTGTTGGTGCTTGACCAGTTACAGAGCTCGACTTAAGTTTAATTGTTGTTGCCATTGATCTCAATTCTCCAAACTAGGTATATACCTACAAAAAAGGAGGGATATATATCCCTCCTTTATTTATATAGAAGAAGTATCAGACTTCTCCTCTTTCCTCTTTAATTTTTGCAACTTCATCAAGAATTTCTTCTTCTGAAGGTTTTACTAAAGTTTCTCCTTCTGCATAAACAATTTGTTCATACCAGGTTGGATCCGTTTCTGGATCTGAAGAAGGAAAGCTGCCCTGAGGAAGAACACCGTTATGAATTCTTAATAGGGCTGCTGATACGTATGCATATCCATATCTAACTGACATAATTTACCTCCTTATACTTCTGCAGTTACAATCATACCATGAGCAGCGTGCTCATTGATTAGTGATAGTCCACTTTGTTTATAGACATAATAAATTCTGTGTAGACCAGCACCAAGAGTTCTTGACCAGCTAGTACTTACAGTCTGGTTGTCGCCTTGTGTTTCTCCATAGAAAGCATCAACTGGGACGAAAATTCCAGAACCAGATGAAGTTTCACCAGAGAGTCCAGAACCGGCACCATCAACGGTAACACCAACGTCAACGGAATCTAAACCAATTGTCTGATAACAAATAACTTGAGCTGTGCCAGCACCGCCGGCTACAGGGTTATTGTAAATATCACTGAATGATGTAATAGAAGAATCATCTGCGGTTAGGACTTCAATTCTTGCTTTTGCACCATATGTTGGAGGTGAACCCCATGGATACCACTGGTAGGTATTCCAAGAACTTGCAAACATGAATCTTTGTGAAGATCTATATGTGTTATAGAAGTTTGCAATTCCAATAGTTGGAACATCAGCTTCAGCAAGGTTATTAGCAAGTCTTCCACCCAATTTAACCGAACAAGTACCTGCTGTAGCACCAGTCTTGACAAGACCAATATATCTCTTGGAAGCATCAATTCCACCAACTGAACCTTTGGTTACAATACCTTGTACCTTCGCTCTGGTTGGAGGGGTGTGAAAGTCTGACCATGCAGTATACTCAACTTTTAGGTCTGGAGTTGTAACACTGCCAGCATTATAGAGGTATACATCAAATACTGTGTTAGCAGTAAGAGCTGTTCCGCCAGCTTGACCATCTGAAGTAAAGTAGAACTGTTTGCTGTTTTCTGGAACTGGAACAATCGTCCAAATATTATTCTGATAGTCATATAGAGAAATTTCATTTCCTCTGAATGGGTGTAAGTACCAAGATGTTGCGGCACTGACATCAACAGTTGGATATAGGAAACCAGTTCCTGCACCAGGAGCATTCAGTGACATTCTGATATTTGTTAGACCCTTGATACTAGATGCAGTTTTACTTGACAGTGCATATGGTGTAATTGCAATACTTTCCGAAGTACCAAGTGCTGCTTCTGCAGATGTTGATAGTCTTACGAGACCAGCGGCATCAGTCGTCGCCGCTTTAAGATCAGATGTAACACCAGAAATAGCAAGTTTAGTTGAAACAACTAGAGTTGAAATAGTTGCGGTATCTTGAACAGTCAAACTAGTTGTTGTAAACGAGTTTGCAAGTCCTTGGAGTTGAGTTAAGAACGATTGCTGTAACTGAGAAATGTTGCTTGTGAGTGACTGGTTAACCTGTGCAATACTATTAGTGATAGAGTTGAATGTGTTTGAATAGTCAATCAAACGAGTCTGTGAAGAAGTTCTTACAGCAGGTACGTTTAAAGTTACAGTCTCATATCCACCAGCATCCTGAATGTTGTTACCAATATAGAACTCACCAGAACTGTTAGTACCAGTAGATGCGTTTAGGCCACCGTTGAGATCAAGAGTTTGAGAGACAAACTGCTCTTGTCTCGAAAGAACAACTTGGTGGAACTGTGGTAGAGCGGTTGAATAGTTACCAGAACCATAGCCTATGTATTCCCAAGTGTGAGAAGATGCGCGAATGATTGATGGTCTGTGTAGTTTGACGTTAACATCGTTAACGTCAATTCTTCTATCACTTCCACGAACGTCTTTACCATGAGTATTCTGAGTGGCATTTGACTGATATGGGGTTGAAGTTGAAACTGCAGTCGTGGTGCCGTTATACTGAAGACCTAACTGAGTGATGATCTTGTCGCACGTTTCTCTGGTTAGAGAAGTAAACTGTAAATCATTTCCAGTTGGAGCTGAAATAAATAGGTTCTTCTTAAAAGTATTGTTGTTTGCAGCAACGTTAAGAATTTTAACCTTTGATATTGAAGATCCTGGGTTCCAGTTTGGTTGATCTTCATCAATAGTTGGATATAGATAGTTGATGTTTTGAGTAACCCCATCAGGAATTATATTAACGCCCTCATAGAGATAAATTGCGCCTGGAGCGACAGTAGATTCCGTTGTATTCCTAACTGAACCAAGTAAACAAGTTAGATAGTAAATACCATCCTGCTCCCCGAAGATATAATCCTGTTCCGTATCAACACTTAAAATATAAAATACATCATTTACCGAACCAGTGTTTGGACGAAGAATAAATCTTCTCTCTGGTGGTTTGCAGTTTAGATTTTTTGGAAGAGTATATTCTATTCTCCAAAGAAGTTCAGAGTTTGCAATAGAAGTTCTAGTATCAGCAACTCTTTCTAGGCCAACGTTGGTTGTGCCAGCTGTGAAGTAGTACTGATAGGTTTTCTTGGTTGCAACCTCAATTCTAGTATGGAATACACCCAAAATACCAGAAGTAGTTGGAGTTGGCTGTTTTGTAATTACGAAAGCTGTATTATTCCCGGCGCTAGAAAAAGTAAGTGCAGGACCATTAATAGTTCTTGCAAGTTTAAAGTTGTTTCCAGACTTACCAACAACAAAATATGGAGTAATTGAATTTAATTGTCCTAAGTTATCTGTTGGGGTTGGATATGTTGATACGGTACTGATTAAAACTTCATCGTTATTGTTAATGGTGTGTGCAGAACCAACCGAGAATGTGCCATCAGTTGCATACCCGCTTGAATTTACTACAGTATTAGAACCAGTTGTAGGAGCAGTAGTCAACTTGAGGTATAGATAACCATACTTTTTACCAAGATTTGGACCAGTAGTATGAGTTCCAATGATATCAAAACCATAGCCGAGTCTTTCGAGATTATTGGCATCATTGTAACTTGGGTCTACTGTCGATGAAGTTGTTCTGATCAGATCTGTGTAAGTTGTTCCACTAAGAGTAAAGAGAAGAGTCTCATTAGTCTTTTTGGTTAAGAGATATTGACTGGTTGTACCGAATGCAAGATATCTTTTATTTACGCCCTGTTCAATAAGTGTGAGTTCTTGAATTTCATCTTCATTGATTTGCCCACCAATATAAAGAATTTTAAAATCATTTTGGAGATTTGTTGAAAGTGATCCAGCACTTGCATAAGGTGCAGCTGCAGCATTTGCTTCTGCAAATAGAGTTCTTTCTACGTTAGGGAAATCAATCTGAACTGTACTTGTACGGAGAGCTGGATCAATACCTCTAGGTGGAATTATAGCAGTAATCTTGCCGTTTGAATTTTGAGGATATGCAATCTGTTGGAAACCTCTAGTTTTCAACGAAACATTACCGAAGTTGGAGTTTGAGTTGGTGATTGACATGTCCCCACCGCTGTCGCAAATGAAGTGGTCGGAGTAACCAACTGCGAACACCGAAACAATCTGCATAAATGAAGATTCAGATGCCTTGATATGATAATTTCTCCAAGAATCCTTGTAGTTGTCAAATACTGTTCTTGGGTTGTTGTTGATGAATGCTCTCGCATCTTTTTGGAGAGAAATACCAGTGAACTGTGCAACAACCATGGATTTGAATCCAGTTGAATCAGCACCAGAAGCGTGCATACCACACATACCCCATACGGAACGGAGTGAGCAGTTAAAAACATATGGAGATGCAGAGTCAACTGTATCAACGGTATTTGCGTCAGTAAAGTTACCGACAATTCTATTTTCCTCAATTCGACGACGAAGTTCTTGAATTGAGTTGCCAGATGCAGGAATGTTGCCATCTAGTTGGTCAATTTTTCTGTAATACGCATTTAGGTCATCAACAGTTGCAAACTTGAAACAAACTAATCTGTGGTGCGAAAAATTTGCGCTTGAATGAAGATTATTCTGTGTTGAATATGGTTGTCCTTCTGCATCTTTAATTGTAAGTTGCCAGATATAGCAACCACCAGTTAGACGGAAAATTGCAGCCTCTGAGCCGGATCCTTCTGGATCTGGAACATACTTAGGACGAATAACAGTCTTTCTGAGGTCCATACCAACGATGGAAGTACCTCTAGGAACAATTAGACCACCATTTGATGCGTTAAACTTATAGTAATCAGTTGGTGCGAGTGAGTTCTGGGCAATTAAACTGCTGTAGTCTCCACTCCATTCTGGACTTGCACCTTGGAAAAGACCAGGACGGTTGTCAACAGTGTACTGACCTGGATAAACAACAATTGTAAAATATTCAAATCTATCAGCACCCAATTCTCCAGCAGCTTCACCTACCCCTTGAACATATGATCTTCTAGCAGCTTCAATAAGAGCACGTTCAATGGTTTTAAATGGTCTAGTTAAATTTTCACCATTGTTACCTATTGTGTCGTCCCCTTTACTGTCGTTACAATTAACGTAAAGTGTCTTTCCTGTTGCACTAGAAGAAGAACTATCTGTAACTGGTAGATATGTTGGAATTAGTGGAGTACCTAGAGTAAGTTCTCCATTAGGACCAATTTTAAATCTCTCAACGCCGCCTGTTGAGATAGCAATTGTATTTGCTGCGGGACTGTAAATACCCGTATCTGTGTCGGTATCAAAGCTGATTGCAGGAGCGGCTGGAGAATTGTTTTGATCAAACTTGATCTCCACTCCAGGAGCAATACCGCCAGATGTAACTCTCGTTAGAGCCATAAATTTGTCTCCGATGAATGATGGAATACATCTGAACTTATTTATAGGCGTCTAAAAATTTGCATTCAAAAATTGAACTAAAAAAATAAAAATATTCCGCTATTTTTTGTCAGTCTTGCGGTAAATCTTCAGGATTTTCCAATTCTAACTCAAACATCAGAGGATGTGCTTGCTCATCAATCAGATAAAAAGATGACCTGTATAGATCTTCTGGTTCAAAAGTACGTTGTTTATCTGCGGCTTCCAAATATGCAATATCATATATTACTTCTTCATCTAAATCATCAAAAGTGAAGGGTATTTCATTGATAAAGTACATTTTTACAATCTGAGAACCATTGTTATACCAACAATAAGCATGAGATATTCTGTACTTCATGGAAATCCTGGCCAGATTCACTATTTAATACATATAGGGCGAGG